TACGGATTCTTTTTCAAATCCAGAGATTTTACCACCTTTATGTGATGCATCCTTGCCATCACCATTACCGTATGTTCCTTTTTTTCGATTGTACTTATTTAATTCTGCTCTATACTTCTTTGACTTATCAGATGATTGGAATTTCTTGTATTCATCTTTGTAATCTCTTTTTTTGGCTTCATCCTGAAGTTCTTTTTCATCAGGTCAGCCACCTTCTCTCTTTTTCTTATCTTCCCAACTCTTTGCCATTTCAGGTTCGTTTGTGTGCATCCATTTCCTTTGTTTTTCTGATTTGAATGGCATTACATTAATTTTCTAACAAGTTGTTTTAAATCTTTTCCAAACGTAATAACATTATCTTTATAACTATCAAGTAACTCATCAGCCGCATCATCCAGCCCCTTTTTTCTTAATAAATCAACAAATTTTAAAGTATCTTTTCCTACTTGATCTCTTTGTTTATCAATTTTCTTTACAAATTTAGCATATTCATAAGCAGGACCTTCATTCATTTGTGATTTTTCAAATTCTGTCACATTACTATTAAATGGTTTACTCCATCTTTTAGGACCCGTATCTACTTCCGACCATTCATTTAATGGACCAAATTCTTCTTTTAATAATTCAGTAACAGGAGGTGCAGTTGGTTTTGGGGCAACCTTCTTTTCCACCTTTTTCTCTGATTTCTTTGAAAATCCTAATATATCTCTATATTTCATTATATCTTCCTAATATTTTTATTATATACTTTATATTCTTTAAATTCCCTTTTTAATTTTGATACTAATGATTCTCCCATTTGTCCATCCTTACCCCATCCTTGTTTTTCACCGAACCATTGAATTTGTTTTAGTTTTTCTTCATCACCATCGTCTTGAGCTTCTGCATAATCATCTTCCCATTCAGCTGAATCACTAGATCCACGATAACTAGCATCCCACTCCGTACCTCTTGAATCAGCACTCCAAGCACTTGGGTCATTTGCTAAATCTTTTGCTTGTTGTGGGCCACTTGGTTTTTGTTCTGGTTTTTCTTCTGGTGTTTCTTCACCACCGGGTGCTATATCTGGTTCATAACCAGATGGTGCTTCAGCACTACTCGTTTTGTCAACTTTATGAAGTTTTCCACCTTTAGTAGTAAAACTTTCTCCAGATTTTGGATCAACCCAATTACCAAATCCTTTTGACTTTAAACCCATCTTTTTAGCTTTTTCACCTTCTGGAGATAATTCAACTATAGTCTGTCTTACTAATTCTTTTAATTTTTTTCTAGTTAATTTCATTTATTTTTCTCCATCTAAAATATTTACTATTTTTTTTACGTCTTTATAGTAACTTTTCCATCTATATTCATCAGATGGATATTTTTTAATTTCCCATTGTTTTAGTATCTGTTTTAATCTATCCTTTACTTGATTAATATCTGGTTCAAATGGTGAATCTGGAATATCAATCTTTAATTTTTTTGATTCTGGTGAAGGTTCTTCACTCTGAGCTGGTTGTTGGGCTGGTACTTGTGTTTGAGCTGTTGGTACGCCCTTTTTAGGAGGTAATAATTGTGTTGGACTTTCTTCTTTTATAAACTTTTCTCGTAATATATCAGTCTGACCCTTTATTAAATCTTTCATTTTAATCACCACTATTCTCCCCTACATTTCCTTTTTAATTTTTTGAATATCTGCCATAAGTTGTTGTGGACTCATACCAGCAGCATTAATTACTTTATATAATATAGCTGATCTTTTTAATCTATTCAAATTAGCACTCTTCATAGATTGAACAAACTTATCTAAAAACCTTTCAACAGTCGATGGAAGTTTAACTTTATCAAAATCAACTTCATTTAATAAATGACCACCACCAATTCTTTTTAAATCTTCTTTTAAATCTTTCATTATTCTCCCCTAAAAATATCATTGATGATACCTTCAATTTTACAATCATGTGAACATGCCCCTTTTCTTGTACCAACACCATCATTTACACTTTCATTCATTCTACCAGGTGACATAAAAGCACCTTGTGTTGATGGATTTGAAACAAAATCAAAAGCTATAAGTTCAAAATCTGGTTGAACAGCTACAGTTGGTGCTTGTTCTTCACCATCTTTACTTGGTACTGTATCTGAATAACCATCACCCTCAGCTTCAGTTATTTCTTCAACCGAACCTAATCCACGAGATGATATACCAAGTTTGATACCACTCTTAAACAACTCTTTGAGTATATTTCCAGCAGGTGTTCCTAATACTTCAACCGTACCAACTAAATCTTTACCATTCCAATGCATTTCCAAAACATTATGAGATACATTATTGAGGTTTACAACTGAACTATCTGGATGGTCGAGTTCACCGAGAGCTCTTCTTTCTTTAACTTGAACTTTGGCATAATTTTCAGCCTCTCTCATCAAAGTATCATGTGGATATACTCTACCATTTTGATTTTTAGCATCTGCTCGTTGTAATACACCATTAACAATTAACTTACCATTTTTTGCTAATGATTCGTTAATCTGTTGTGCAGTTACCTCAAAAGGTATGTAATCTACTAATAATTGTTTTGACATTTTATTCTCCTTATGGTCTTCCCAATCCGTCCAATCCACCTTTGTATACAAATATTACAGAAGCTGCATTACTACCACTCCAAGCACATGGATTTATATCAAATTTAGTCCCTACTGCCGGTGCACCAAAATCTACATAATGCTGTGATCCTGTTAAAGTTCCGTTTGATAAACCTACTCCACTACCTTCAGAAGTAGCTTTCGATGAAAATGAAGCAGAACTTTCGAAAAAGAAAGCCACTTGTTGATTGGCATTTACAATAACATAATGTGGTCGTTTTACAAACGAAGCGGTTTGTGGTAATTGATGTCTATCAAAATGTTGATCTGTAGGTGGTCCAGGTACCTGTTTCTTTGAATCATTTGGGTCTTGTATATAATCTGGCATTTTAAATATCTCCTATTTCCAACTGTTTCGTTTAATCCAAATGTCTCTATAGACATCTCCGATTACATCACGAATTAATTTTTTTATTATTGCTATATCTTTTGCTTCTAAAGCTTCACCAATTTTCTTTCTATGACTATTTGGTTTACTTCTATAATCTTTTTTCTTTTTTTCACCATCTGGATCAAAAGCCATTGGTGTCATATATGAACCACCCACCGAAGCAGTTGTATTAAATTCATCTAACTCTTCTTCATCTAAAAGTTCTTCAACTAAAGATTCGAGTAAATCATTAAATGACTGTTTTGTTTTTATTGCCACTTTTCTTTAATTCCTTTAATAGTTCCATATATCTCATAGTCTGAATAACTACATTATCTTTTACTAATTTAGATTTTTTAACACCACAAAATTTATCTATTGATTTGATTGCTTCCGCTAATTTAATCTGAACAACTTTATCTGTTAATTTATTGGAATGTTGTTTTAATTCTTTCTTAATAGCAGGTACAACTTTCTCAATATATTCCTTTAACGAATTAACATTAGAAACATTATTAATATATGCTCTTAATAATGATTTCTGTGGATAATTTAAATTAGAATGTTTTGAATTAAATTTCTCTAGAAGTGTTTGATAAGTTATAATTCTTAAATCTTTATCTTTAGGTAAAACAGTTGTTAATGAAGATTCTATATTAGTTTTATTACTAGTTGTTACGTGTTCAACTAAATTAAAATGAGATTCTGTTTTTTCAATTGGAGATATATTATTATATTCGAATAATTTATATATAGATGCATAAACAGAATAATTTCCAACTTTTGATGAAAGAAAATTCTGTAAATCATAATATTCTTTAATCTCTTTTATAAGATTATATTTCTCTCTTTTGAGAATGGAATTGTTTAATTTCTTTCTCTCACTTATAACCTCATTTATAAAGTAATCGGCTTTCTTATCATTATTAAACTTTTTGTTTATCAGAATATTATAAAGAGCTAGTTCTTTACCCAACTCCGTTCTTTCATTAAACCCCCGTTTAATCATACGTGCTGCCTTTGAGTCATTTTTCTTATTCAAAACATCCGATGTGATCTGTCTGAGCAAAAATTCAAACAATAGACCAGTATTACGGACCTTTGAATGCTTTAACTTACGGTGTCGCATACGAAGTTCTCCGTTCTATAGTATTATGTAGTTTATCATATATAAATATAAATATTTTTGACTTTTGTATATATTTATTCATCTTTTAGTATGTTTTCTTCACTTAAAATACTTTGTTTGGTTGTATCTTTACCGAATTTCTTCTTTAATGAATCTATTAAACCTTCTCTGGCTACAAGGGTTGAACCCTTCGATGTAGCAAGTGGTGATTTACCTTTAAACTCTCTCTTACCCTGTCGTTCTCTGTGGTATGAAGTTGCATCTGCTAAATCTTTTGAATTGGCTCCGTGTGGGTTAACGGGTTTCTTAAACCTATCTTTTTCACTTCCACCCCATTCACCACTACCTTCACCAAACATAGAATCACCACCAGCACCAGCTTCACCACCACCTGTAGCATCCATAGTTTTCTCACCAGTAACTGCCGGGTCATTGCCTTCCATAGCAATTTGTTCAAATCTAAATTGTTGTTTAAGGTCTTCAATAATTTCATTAAATACATCTTTTTTATCACCATCGTTTAATTCAAATATATTGTCATAAATCCATTCACGAGAAAATAGTTTATTTTCCATTAAAGTTCCCGCAACTTCTATTTGTTGTGTAAGAAGTTCTAATTTTTCTTGTTCATGAATCATAGATGGATTGGTTAATTCTAAATCAAAATTAATAAGTTCCGCATCTTCAAATCCTTGTGTGTATAGATGAACAATAGCAATCTTTTCAAGTTCAGCAACTAATATCTTCTGAAGTCTTTCTATGGTTCTAGCAAAACGAACATCTTCTGCAGCCAAAGTGGCTTTACTACCAACACCTTCTTCATATCCAAGAAATGCCTTTGGTATTTTAAGAGCCGCCATTAATTTATTTCGTAGATATTCGATGTCATCAATTTGACCATTATTATCTAAACCCTGTAAAGTTTCTATCGTTGTTCCACTATCACCACCACGGACAGGTAAAAAATAATCTTCTGTTACCGATTCAATATTATATCGTAAGTTATAATCACCTGTCGTTTGGTCAATAACAGGAATCTTTTTCATTTTATTAATAATTTGTTGCATAAAATTTTCAACTTCATTTGGTGGGATATTACCTATATCTAATTTAAATATTCTTTTTTCTGGTGCTCTCATTATACGATGAATTAACATAGCATCTTCCATAAGTTGTAATTGTTTCCACACCTTACGACCACCTTCTAACATTGACTTACCATATGGAAGAAAATTAGCATCACTCATTAATCTAAAATGGGCTATCTCATAATTTTCATAAAGTTCCTGTGGATCAGAAAAGGGAATTGTATTTTTATTATCTTCCGCTTGAACTTCAAATTGAACTAATTTAGGTTGTTCTGGATCATGGTCTTCTAATCTAAATACTTCATATGCAGATAAGGGTCTTATATTTACAATACCTATTTTGTCTATTATTTCCAAATAAAGAAAACAATCCCCATATTTTGTTAAATTACGAAGCCAGGGCCATAAATTAAACTCTATGTTCATTATATCATAAAATAAGTTATGGAGAATTTTTGCAACCTTTGGATTATCACTTTTTATCTTTAAAATTTCGTTTTCCACATTATCTACTGTGGATTCATCGGAATATATATCAAGAGCCGATGATATAATTGGATCTTCATCCATTAATTCATAATCTCTAAATAATTCTTTTCGTTGAACATCAAATGCGTTTTTAGCATTCTGTTTAGCGGCATATCTAGAACCAAATGTATTAGTACCCATTAGTCTGGTATATCTATCAATAAAATTAGATGTTAAACCTTGCTGTTGAAAATTTACATCTTTAACTTTTAATTGGCCCGTTGGTGTTTTTCTAACTACTAATTGATTCTGAAATAATTTCCCTAATCTAGTTAATATATTTTCTTGTTCCGCCATAATTACCTCTTTTTATTTATCCTAATAACCAAGTTAAGTCTTCTTTATCCTTACCTATATCCATCTCAAATGGATTTTTGTCTGGATGACCGGATTTACCTTTTTGAAACCCAGCAGATAACTCTTCTTTATTCCCGTTGTTTTCTAACATTGAATTCATCATCGTCCATTGTGTATTAGTCCTATCCTTCTGAATTCTTAATGCCGTATCTCTAATCCAAAGTGCTATTGAATAAGACATAACCAAATCATCGTTATATCCCTGCATAGCTTCTGTTTTTGAATTATGATATATATAAACAAATAACTCATCTATGAGTCTATTTGAATATATTTTAACTAATTTCTCCCGCGTATATTCTTCCATTTTAGCGATAATCAATGGTTTTGTTTTCGGTGTTGTTGAAAACCCCGCAACCATCTGTCTATCTTCTGCTCTATACTTATTTGTATTCATTTGATGTTCTGTGTCAACATATTTTAAATCTTTTGACTGATAAAATAGGTTTTTATACCCTCTATCTATAATAGTTTGTATTGTAGCCCAACCGACATTATTATTTTCTACTACAAGTAATGCATCATTATATTTTGTAGCTAAATCGATAAGAAAATGACCATATTCGGTTGTTCCTAACTGTCCTTTGTATTCAGCACACTGTTTCATATCTGATATTTCAAATACTTGACAAGCTGAATAATCCATACCATCACCACGAGCTACATCACCTACTACAATGTAATCTTTTGTATAATCTGGTTGTTCCCATATCCAAAGATTTCTATCTATACCTTGTTCTTCTACTGGTGCTTTAACCATATTCTCTTTATACCATTGTAAAATAAGGGGATCAACTACAGATTCACCAGAAGTGAGAAAGTCAGCATCACATTCTTGTGCTGCTTTTGATGGGCCTAAAATCTTATCTTGTTCATCTCTCCATTTTTGTTCTCTTTCTGGATGCATACTCCAATGAAGTTGTATTGTATTGAATTCATTAGTTCCATCTTCTGCACCAACCCATTGTTGATGAAACCAATTACCAACACCATTTGGGGTTGAAAGAACAATTGTAT